GTATGCGCAGAGCGCGGACGAGTCCGCCTCAGCGCCGGAATACCGACTGATACTCCATGACGGCTCTTATTATCCGATAAGCAAAGAGGACATAAGCAAATGGGCTGCTCTATATCCTGCAGTAGATATAGAGCAAGAAATACGTAAAATGATCGGATGGAGCGAGGCAAACCCGCAAAACCGTAAGACAAAGCGCGGCGCATTGGCGTTTATCAACCGCTGGTTGGCGCGCGAACAGGACAAAGGAGGGGCAAGACGTGGAGAGCTTTCGCGAAATGATACCGGCGTCAATCCGTATGAAAAGTACGGCGGTACGCTCGTTTGATGACTACCGTCAGCGTCAAATCGATGTGCTAAATGCACTGCCGGGCGATCTGCCTGGCATGGACTGCCCGGAGTGCAAAAACAAAGGCGTGATCTATGCGCTCGAAGACGGTTATGAGGTAACGAAAGAGTGCAGCTGTATGGCGGTGCGCAGATCGTGGCAGCGGATAGAAAAAAGCGGACTCAAAGATATTATGAACCGATACACTTTTAAATCCTACGAAATCCGCGAACCGTGGCAGGAACAGATCATGCGCAGCGCGTGCGATTATTGCCGGAGCCCTGAAGGATGGTTTTTTGTCGGAGGGCAGGTTGGCGCGGGAAAAACGCATATTTGCACCGCCATTGTAGGCAAGCTACTCAAAAGCGGCAAATCGGCAATCTATGCGCCGTGGAAGAGGATTGCGGCGGAGTTAAAAGCTTGCCTCAATGAGCCCAAATATACTGCACGTATGGACGAGCTGATGAAAACAGACTGCCTTTACCTCGATGATTTTTTGCGCACAGGCGCAGGCGACAATGGCAAAAAGTCACCGCCGACGCAGGGAGATTTAAACCTTGCATACGAGATCATCAACAACCGATACAACGGGCGCAAGCTGACCGTGATTTCTTCCGAGCTGACAACGGCGGAGATTTTACAGCTCGATGATGCGATCGGATCGCGCATTGCCGAGCGGGCCCGGGCGCATACAAACAACATTAAGCGGGATATATCCCGTAATTACAGATTAGGAGGATTTTAAAATGAGTGCAAGCAATGGCGTACATATTATGGGGCGTATCACAAGAGACTTGGAGCTGCGGCATACGCAAAGCGGCACCGCTGTGTGCCAGTTTTGCGTGGCGGTGACACGCAACTTTAAGGACGCTAACGGCGAGTATCAGTCAGATTTTATCGATTGTGTGGCGTGGCGCAACTCAGCGGAGTTTATCACAAAATATTTTAGCAAAGGTGGGTTGATCGCGCTTGACGGAGAGCTTCAGACACGCAACTATACAGACAAGGACGGCAACAAGCGAAAGGCGACTGAATTGCTTGTGAGCAGCGCCGCTTTCACAGGCGAAAAGCGAGAGGCTGCTGCAAAACCGACGCCAACGGAAGATGATTACAGCGCTATTTCTGACGATGATTTACCATTCTGAGGAGGGCGCATGAAAATCAAATTTATTATACCTGGCGAACCGCAGGGTAAAGCCCGCCCGCGCGTAGTGCGTACGCATGCCTACACACCCGCTAAAACCGTAGCGTATGAAGAGCTTGTGCGCCAGCGTTTTTTGGCGGAAGCGCATGGCAGACGCTTCGGCGACGATGCACCGATCGATATAATCATCACGGCATTTTTGAGTATTCCGAAGAGCGCCAGCAAGCAAAAGCAAATGCTGATGACGAGCGGCGCACTTTTCCCACAGAAAAAGCCGGACTTGGACAATATTATGAAGATTGTGTGCGACGCCTTAAACGGTTTTGCTTACAGAGATGACGCGCAGATTGTGAACGCGAAGATCTGTAAGCGATGGTCGTCGGATATACCAAGTGTCTGGGTGACGATAGAGGGAAAGGAGCGCAAAAGCAATGGACATACGTAAATTTGGCGCAACAGGCATTAAAGAGCCGTACTACATAATGCTTTCTGGGACAAATCGGCGGGCGAGCTGCCGAGGCTGCATATACCGGCGCGGGATAGGTTCGCGCGGAGACCGATACAGCGTGTGCTGCTATTGCTACGATACGGGCCTCCCACGCGGATGCCCGCCCGAAAGGTGCGATAAGAAACGGAGGAAACGATAAAGCAATGAAAGCTTTACAGCGATACCAAATGAGCAAAACGGAAGAAGCAGCATTGAAAGCGGAAATAGCTAGGCAGGTGCATGAACTTGATGAAAAGTTTTCGGCCGAAATCTGTGCCATGCTGCTTTGGGCGCTGCATGAAGAATTCGGTTTCGGCGCAGACCGTCTCCGCCGCGTGTGGGACTGCGTGGCGGTGCACCGTGCGGAATTGCTCAAACATTACGATATGCAGGATAACGCCGAATTTATTTTGCTTTACAAGCTGCGCCAGATCGGCGTGGACGTAGAAAAGTGGACGGCGGAACCGCAAACGCAAAAGGTGGTGCTGAAAGAATGACGCAGCGTCTAGATCCATGCCCGCAGAACTGCCCGGACAGATACGCAAACGAGCACGAGACTTGTCATAGTACATGCCAAAGGTACATGAGATACAAGCTTACAAGATTGCTTGAGGGTAAGCAGCGTGCGAAAGCAATAGACGAGGTAGGCTTCCACCGCGACGTGCGGAAAGCCGTTGAGAAAAGACGCGAAAGGAAGATCAGATATGATAACAGATGAACTCATCGAAAGGAGGATGAAGCTATGACCCGAAACAAATTGTACGCAACGCGGCATTATGTACGCCAAGTACAAAAGATAATATATGAAACACGTAACTGTATCATTAGCGGGTGCGATAATTGCGACTGTGCTTACATTTGCGAATCAACAAATTGTTTGCTAAAATTTATACAGCACGAACTAAACAAGTACGACGTGAAAGGAGAATTGAAAGATGATAACGATTAGCACAAGAGACTACAACCCGAAGGAGGAATTAAAGTGACAACGGAAGCATTCGGCGTGCTCGGATATATGATGGCGCTGATGAAAATGACAAATTATAAACTCAAGTCTGCGGATGTAATCGTGCTCAAAAATAGTTGTGAGCGGCTCCACAATTTGCTGATCCAAAAAGCGGATAAACCCGGAGATGTGGATACAGGCGAATTGGATGATATTACAAACAATATTGTGGCCGGGGCGATGTTTCTTTATTTTGGCGGTGGTATCGATACGATACTACCACAGGCAGGAAAGCGGAAAATCAGAGCGCCCGAAGCGAACGAAGTGACTGAAAAGAAGCGCCTTTTAACGGAAACGCCTATGAAATGCCCGTTCTGCGAAGGCGAAAACAGTAACGCGCGAGTATACGAGGACAAGCAGAACAAGGAATATTTCGTATATTGCCCGAAGTGCGGCATTGAAACGAAGGACTTCTTCACCAGCAAGGAGAAGGCGGTAAAAGCTTTTGAATCAGGCGAAAATCGGGACATTCCGAAGGAGGAATTAAAGTGACAACAGATGAACTCATCGAAAGGAAGGAGACGAAATAAAATGGCTGAATATCATGTAGGTTGTGGGGCTTTTGGAATTTATGCGGGCACACTGAACCCTCCGAGGAAAGACGGTTTGCAAATGTGGAGACAAAAATCCGAAGTCACCGAAGAAGCTATGAGCGCAGTAGTCCAGTACATCAAACAAGAGTTAATGTGCAGAGGAAAAACAAAGTATAGTACGCGATATGAGTTTTCGGACGGCACATTTGCGAATTTAATTGTAGAAATTGCCAAAAAGGGCAATAATGGAGATGGGACAGAGGGGGCGTAGAATAGTGACTAAAATCATCTTGGTCGTGCTCGTAATCGTGGCGACGCTCACGGAGTGCATCGTGATGCGCAAGTCGAGGGAGTACGACGCAGCGGACAATATTGCCGGGCTTGAGCGATGTGTAAAAGCCATGGTGGTGCTTGGCTTAGTGGGCATCGCCGCGGCGGTGGCATACGTAGCAACATAAAAGGAGGAGCAAAAATGGAACTTGTAAAAAAGCAGTGGTCAGCAAAAGAAAAAAGCCAGATAGAAAAGATTACGATCCAATATGAGGACGGGACAGAAAGAACAATTGAAAGCGGCTTGGTAGTCACTTTCGATCCGTCTCCGGAAGCGAGATCATACGGATGGAATCGAAAAATTTTACCGGCCTGCAATGGTATATGCTTGCGCGTGGACTTGGCGAAGCACTTTACCTCAATGATCTCGAGTTTCCGATGGAGGACGAGTAAATGAATGTATTAGTGGCTTGTGAAGAGAGCCAACGGGTAGCAATGTCTTTCCGTGACAAAGGACATTATGCTTTTAGTTGCGACGTTTTACCGTGCTCGGGGGGGCATCCAGAATATCACATACAAGGCGATGCATTGGGAATTTTGAATGGAGGTGATTTTGTAACGATGGACGGCAGAAAGCATCACGTAGACAAATGGGACTTGCTCATAGCTCATCCACCATGCACATATTTGAGCAATGCAGGAGCGGTGCGATTATTCAAAAAATCGACGGAAAATCTTACGCAGAAACAGAAAGATTAAAAAAGGGTTTGGATGCAAAAGAATTTTTCATGGCTTTTTACAATGCCGATATTGATAAAATAGCTGTAGAAAATCCTGTACCGTCGGCAGTGTACAAGCTCCCGAAATACACACAAATAATTGAGCCGTATTTTTTCGGAGACCAGTACTACAAAAAGACGTGTTTGTGGCTTAAAGGTCTGCCGCCGTTAGAGCCGACGAACATAGTTCAGCCGCTTTGCTCATGGGTGTCTGGAGGTAGCAAAAAACCAGACGGTACGAAACGTAATAATATGGGCAAAACGCGAAACAGTAAATTAAGGAGTAAAACTTTTTGGGGAGTGGCAAAAGCCATGGCCGATCAATGGGGATAAGGAGGAGGGCAATGACCAAAGATTTACTTGAGGAGTACCCCGACATCTGCGCAGAGATTGAGGAGCTTGAGCGCGAGAATAAAACGGTGATAAGCGATATAGTACGCGGATCATCGGATGAGTTTCCGTTTACCGAACATCCAATCACCGTGCGCGGGCTTGGGCCGCAGAGATATGCCGAGCACATTGCAAAGCTCAAAGCGCAAAAGCAAGAGATAGAGCAATTTGTATTCGGCATCAAAAGCGCATGGTTGCGGCGCGTCGTGATGCTTCGTGCGTTCCACGGCTATTCATGGGACCGGGTCGCGGCGCAGATGAGCAAAAGCGGTAAAGTTCCGGCTATCAACACACTCAAAAGCCAGTATTATGATTTATTCAAAAATGAGTACGCGGGTAAAAAATAATTTTGGATTTTCGGCGTTTTTGTACCAAATGGTGCGATTTAAACTATATACTGGATAATAGAGATATTAGGTAGAGCGCCGGGGATTAGGTTCCTCGGCGCTTTTGCTATGCAGGAGGAGGGCGAAAAGATGAACAAAAAAGCATATCGCCCTTGCCCACGCCCAAGCAGCTGCGTGTGGGATACATACGCGAGGACGGGCGAGCATTTATGTATGCTTGCGGTTTGCCCGTATGCGCTCTGCGCCGCGCAGCTGAGCGTCGCACGGCTGACGGAGTATCTGCGGGAAACCGGGAAAAACGAGCGCAGCGATTCGGAGGAGAACCATGAGCTTTGATTACAACGCGCCGAGATGGCGGAGGAAGCGAGAGACTATACTGAGGCGGGATGGATATCTGTGCCGGTATTGCCTGCGGTATGGGCGGCGCCGTCAAGCGACGACCGTGCACCACATCGAGCACGCGGATGAACATCCAGAGCTTGCGTATAACGCAGACAATCTTATTAGTTTGTGTGAGGCGTGCCACAATAAAATGCATCCGGAAAAAGCAAAGAATGCGGGGAGGTATGGGATATGAGAGACCACAGAGATCCCCGCCCTCATCCGACGCGCCTTCCGGGGCTGTTAGGGACCGGCGGGGGTAACTCTTTCCAACTCTGGGCAGATTT